GCCGAGGAAGAGCGGCGTGCTTGCGCTGTAGCGTGAGTCAAAGAACTGCACACGCGCATTGTCATTCACGCCGCCAGAGCGCCACCATGGCAGTCCGCTTGGGGTCTTGAGTTGGATCACATCGAACGACATGCTGCTGCTGTTGCCGTCACCGGAGAGCGTCAGGTTGAATGATGCAAGGTCAACATACGGCGTGCCGGTTGCGGCAACTGATGGCCGCGCGAGGATGTCGGCGTTGCTGTTGACTCCTGCGACGATCAGGCTGAATGGGTTCGCCATTTACTTGTTCCTGGACGGACCAGTCCCGATCCTGCCAAGCGCGTCGCTGACCAACTGATCTTGCTTCTGCGTGCCGATGCTGAAGTTCACCTTGAGGCTGACCGGCGAAGGTCCGATGCCCATCGTGTTTGCCTGAGCAAGGTATGGGTTGTATGAGCCGTCAGCCATGATGCCTGCCGCTTGCGTGCTTTGGATCGTCTTGATGCCAACGACAATCGCGTCAATGAGCGCCTTGAGAACCTGAAGCGTGATCTTGAATGGTTGCAAGGCAAGATCGAGGATGCCGATGACAACGCTCAGTCCATCCTTGCCGCCGAGTGCCTGCACCAACTCGTCAACCGAAGAGAGGAATGGCGCAAGCCCCTCGTCAACGAAGCCACTCACCGAGTTGCCAATACCGTCAAACGCGCTCACAAGTCCAGGCAAGACATTCTTATTGAAGTTAGTCAGCAGTTGATTGACTCGCGGGAGGAACTTGAAGCCGAGATCCTCCATCGAGTTGTTGATCTCCTCTTGCGCTGCCGCAAACTTTGCCGCGCTGGTATTCGCTACCTCTTCGGCAATGCCTCCATATTTATCGGTTGCCCTGCGAAGGATGTCGGTGAGCGACGCGCCTGTCTCAATCTTGCCGAGGTACTGCGCCAGACCGCGCGTTGAACCCTGTGCGGCCTTGCCGATCGCCATGACGATTGTGGCGAAGTCTCCACCAGTTGCGGCAGCAATCTGCGCGGCAGCGGCGTTGACCTTGAGGAGCGTCTCCTGCTTCTTGAAGAAGCGCGACCCGATCTCAATGCCCTTGCGAACATCAGAGTCAACGATCCCGAACCTGCGGAATGCGTCAATCTGTTCCTGAATCTTCGGACCGAGCGAGTCAAGCGCGAAGCCTCGCTGCTTGAGTGCAGCGTTGAGGCGAACAATCTCCAGCTCCTCGGCTGCGGCCGCCTTGATCGAGTCAAAGACAATCTTGGCGAAGGCGGTTGCAGCGGCGGCAGCAACAGAGAGACCGATCTTGGCGATCTTGCCAGCGGTTCCCATCTTGCCGAGGCTCTTGTTGACAGCGCCGATGCTCTTCGAGGCAAGGTCTCTCGCGGTGATTGCGAAGACGATTGAGCCGGTGGATGCCATCTGCTACTCCTAGCCTGCGCGCAGGTTGCTCATGTTGGGTTTGATACCAAAGACCTTGGCATCTTGTCGGAGGCGCTGGGTTCGCGCCGAAGCTGCGATTGCCCTGATCTTATCCGATCCACCGGAGGTGCGGCTTCGGAAGTAGGATTGCGTCGTGGTTAGAGGTCCGACGAAGTTCGGGTCGCTCCAATGGCTGATCCACTCACGAGACTCGCCACCACCCTGCCATTGAGCAGCCGTGCGATTGGCGTACTCAATCTCCATACCCAGTACCTTGGCGCGCTTCGCCTCATCGGTCATGAGCATCACGATTGTTGCGCCGAATGCGTCAGCGCCGATGTTGTAGTTCTTCGCAATCGCACGATCTACGAATGGATCACCCTGCACGCCAGGGTGCTGGATGAAGCGCGTGTTGCTGAAGAGGTTTGCGGCGGTGACCGTAGGGATCGTGTGCGGCTTCGTACCTTGAATGACGAAGCGCGCCCACCATGCGTGCTTCTTGCCGACCGTAGGACCTACGACTGCGCCTGGGCGCGTGTAGCGTGAGCGACGGCCGCGCACCGTCTTGGCGAGTGCGCCACTCTTCTGGGGTGCCTCATTGCGGACTGACTTCGCCCACGCACGAGCTGCGTTCACCGTAGCGAACTGCTCCAACTTGCGGACACCCTTCCACCCAAGCGAGTTCAGGAAGGCTTTTTGCAGTTGCTCTGCTTGCCCTCTGATCTGACCCTGCATCTCAAGTTCTAGGCTTGTCGGCATCATCTATCCTTTGGCTGCATCTCTGCGTGAATCTGCCAGGCACGCATCACTTGTTCTAGCGGCAGGCTCGCCACCTCGTCTGGCCACATCCCGAACTTCTCAGCCAAGAGGTGGAACATGATCTCCGGCGGTACAACGACTGACTGACCAATCGCCAACCGCCGTGCAGCGAGCCTTACTTGGGGTCCAGCGCCTGCCCCTCTGACCACTTGGTCAGGAGTGCGGTCAGCGCCTCGATTGGCGCGTCCAAGATGTCAACGGCAGCGGTGCCGTCAATACCCTTGAAGTTGTGCTTGACCACGATCTTGCTGAATGCTGAGAGCGCCCGAATCGGATCGCCAGAGTTCAGCTCGATCAAGATATTCGCTGAGACAGACTCACGCATCTCTGCGTTCCATCCTACGTAGTCACCATCAAGTTCAACTAACCTGTGTGCCATGTTCATCCTCCTGCGGCATCTAGCCGCCTGCTACTACGGCGCTGTTGCCAGCGGCGAGTCCACGATCACTCGGAGCGACTTGCCCGAAGTCGTGTCATACGCCAGACGGAGCGTGACCTCGTTCACGACGAGGCCATCGGTATCGGCGCTCAACGGCACGACATTCTCAACAACCCACGAGCCAAGAATCCACACTCCGTAGGAGTTGGAGTCTACGCCGGTGAGTCGCAGATACTTCTGCGTGCCGATTGAGGTGATCGGGAAGGTGGTCGTTGCGCTGGAGTTGCTCGCCACCGTGATCGTCATGGTCGCGTCAATGCTTCCGAGGAAGCCTGCCGTCGCGGCCGTGAGGCTCGCATCGAGCGCGTTGACCATTGACATCCCTGTTGAGATGCTCAGGTTGAACGCAAGCACATCGTCATAGTCGGTCGCGGTTGGCGATACTGCTGCCTTGCTTGGGAATGTTGCCGCCGTACTGAGCTTCAGCAAGCGACCTGGCAGCACCGGCTGCGTAGGAAGCGCGGTCGCGTAGGCGAGAACCGAGGAGGCAATCGTGGATGCTGCGAAGGTCGCACCAGCCATCAGTACGCCAGAAGCATCTGCGCTCATCGTGATCTCGGTAGGGATCGCATCCGTCACGAGATACTTCTGCACGCCGTCTCCGACGAGAAGCGAGTAGAAGATTGGGGTATCAACATCGGTCTGGGTTGGTGACCAATCCCAAGTGTATGGTCCTGCGCCAGTCGTTGAAGCGCCAATGGCATCAAAAATGATTGGCAAGGTTCGCATCGAAGCTGCGGACTCGCTGAAGGTCACGGTTGGATTCTTGCCGGTGATTACGACGCGGCCAGCCTGGATTGCTGTTCGCACGCCTACCGAGGTGGTCTCGCCAAGGTCAACGGTGATGCCCAAGTCCATGATGCCGATGGCATCGGTGAACATGTTCTCGCCAACTGAAGCGGTCATCGAGGCAGCGGTACCGAAGCCGCTCTGCGAGGCTGCGACTACTCGCGTGAGAGCCTTTGATCCGAGTGTTGCCATGTCCTATCTCCTTGCTCTACGCGGTGTAAGCGACGGTCTCATAGACCGCTACTTCAGCCGTTGCCGTCACCGTCAGATAATCCTGATCGGCGTACTGATCCTGTCCGAGTGTAGTGCTACTGATTGTGATCTGTGCCGCGTTTCCACTAATGGTCACCGAGCCATTGAACGAGTCTCGGAGCCATGCGCGCCAGGTGTAGAGGTCGCGGTACTTCTCGTCGAGGCGCGGCACCGGCAGCGCGTAGAGGACGATGTTCACGGTGAGCTTCACGAGGCGGTTGCCAGAGCCGATGCTGATGCTGTCCTCGCCTGGCATCAGCACGATGGCAGGAACGACTGGGAGCGACTCAGGCGGTGTGGAGAATACTGCTCGGAGCGTGTAGCCAGTCGGATCAGTCAACCCTTCGAGGCGCGTCTTCATCGCGTCAAGAATCGTGAGATCGGTCATGAAGCAAGACCAGCCCTGCGACGATACGGCTCAAGGATGAGTGCAGCTTCAGGATGAAGCGCACGAGTCATGCGGAGGATGCCGCCAAGGTCTTGGCTGCCGACCACGGCGAATGGTGCCGTGCGGCTTGACCAGACTGCATTCGCCTGGATGATTGCAGCTTGCGTGACGGCTGCCGGTACGGCTGGGAAGCCGAACACACCGACCACCTTCAGACCGAGGTAGACATTTTTAGGGAATGACTTTGGCACGGTGACCGATGTCTCGATGCGGTCATACGGCCAGCCGTCTAGCGCGTAGTTGATCGGTGCCAGTTTGTAGTCGGTGGCAGAAGCCCAAGTCGTTTCGTAAACGCCGTCTGCATTATCATCCGATGTGAGCGTCGTGACGCTGACGAGATCATCCACAAGAACATAGTTGTAGGCTTCAGGGGTGTAGTAGCGCGTCTCAGACGCGGTGCCGAAGCCGGTCTTGCGGTCGCAATGAAGGTCAATGAGGGTATCGGTCGCATCAAGGACATTCTGAAGCGCGGTGTCATCGGTTGAGTCCGTGATGCCGACCGCTGCCTTGAACTGTGCAAGTGTTGCGTATGACATTTACCGACCCCCGCTCTTGAATAGCATTAGTGGTTGCGTTGACGAAGCAACGATCCCATAAAGTTTATCAGTTTCAGCAAGCCAGATTGTGTTGATCGCGCCTTTTGGCAGTTCCATGCCATCCGAAGTTGTGACCGTTGCATCACCGATATAGACCGTGTTGCCTCCCGTTGGAGCGTGCAGGGTGACCCACGATGCGCCGACGGTGCCAGTCGTGATGAGCGTTGGACTGGTTCCAATAGTGACGCGGCCATGCACAATACTCATTACTCAGCATCCTCAGATTGGCTGATTTGCGCCACGCTGGCGGTCTCTTGGTCAACGGTAGCAGTCCTACCCTGCTTTGCCACCTTGGCGCGCTCTACGGCCTTCGTAGGTGCCAATGCGTCCACATCAGCGACGGCTTCAGCCAAGCCGAATCCGATCAACGCTGTTGCCTCATCCTCAGGCATGTCAACGATTGCACCGGACGGATATTCGCCGCGTCGCTTGCAGAGTCGAACGATCATCTTTCTCCTTGCGTGATTGTGGGAGCCGCCGAAGCGACTCCCACTCTCACAAACTAACCGTCGCTAGACGATTAGGCGTTCTTCAAGAACTTGACTGCCGAGGACTGAGCAAGCCCAGTCGCTCCGCGCAGCTGAACCTTGTACGAGACAAGGCCGAGGTTCCACGCGAACTCGCGGGAAGCCTCAACAGATACGCCGCCGACTACGACGGTCTTGATCTGCCCAAGGTCACCGAACAGGACGCTCTTCGCACCGGTTGCTGGGACAGCGATCCCACCAGCGGTGTAGACAGGCTTGCCGAGGAGGCGATCAGCCCCACCCTGCCCACCTGGCTGGAAGATTGGAAGGCTCGAGGAACTCGTTCCAAGAATCTGTCCAAGCGCCGTGTCGCTCATCAACCAACCAGCCTTTGCGGCTGATCGGTACTGCTGCTTCACAGCGTACTGAAGAGCAACAAGCTCGGCGTAGGTGAAGGCAACAGTTCCTGCTGCGGTTGCGCCAGTACCAGCGGCGCTCACGACGGCGGAGCCAGCGGCTGCACCGTGCGCGATTGCCATCTCTTGTCCAGCGGCTTCGCTGATCATCGCGGCAACATCGAATGCTGCATCGTTGATCAACTCGTCCGAGACCTGAACCAGGACCGCGTACTTCACAGGAGTCAACGACAGAGCCGTTGAGGTGAAGTCGTCTTCCGTGATCGTGCCTGCCTCAGCAACTGACCCTGCGGTCGTGCCGAGTGCGGATACGACTGGGAACTTGATGTTGTTGCCCGAAGACACCTGCATCAAGTCAACCACATCTGGGTTGATGAACGGGTTGATCTGACCGGCAACAACATTGACGCGATTGTAGATGGCAACTGGGTTGCCAAGTCCTGCATCGGTCTTGATGTCGCGGTACTCGAAGGTCTCAACGCCACCGGCCATGCCGATTGCGCGGAGACGGTCGTTGTCCGACTTAGCGGCAGGAGCCGCCGAAGGAGCAACGATTGAAGCGTACTCAGCGCGAACCTCGTCAGCGGCCTTGCGAGCCTCTGAAGCGGCCTTCTCTGCGCGGAGTGCCTCTGCGATTGTGCCAGCTTCTGCCATCAAGGCCTCGAAGCGATTCTTGTCTTCGCCTTCAAGCGCGGCACCCTTGTCGTTGGCAGCAACCGCTAGGTCGCGTGCCTCCGTGAGCAAGTGCGCTCGCTTATCAGCGAGTTTTCCGAAGTCTGCCATTGCAGTCTTCCTTTCTGCGGACATAGCCGCATATGGGGTCATAGCCCCGATTGTTTTTGCACTCTTGAGCGGGATGTCTCTGGGTGGACTCGCGGACTTAGCGCGGTGGGACCCCGACTCGTGACTTAGAGTGATTCACCTGCTGCTCGCTCAACCTCAGCCAAGGCAAGCGCAACTGATGGGTCAATCGCACCTTTCTTTGGCGCAAG